TATTGGACCAATTACAAATAGTGGAGGTATTAATTTAGTTGAAGTAACCAGAGGATTTGTTGGGTCATCGGCAACAACTCATACAGATTCTACTTCAGTAAGAATTTATAAGGGATCTTATAATATTGTTGATAGTAGTATTTTCTTTGCAGAATCTCCTAGAGGAAATCCACAAATAGAAAGAGATTCTAGTAATTTAACCTTCGAAACTTCCGACTTTACTGGAAGAGTTTTCTTGAGAAATGACTATACATCAAATCAATTATATGACGATATTTCAAGTCAGTTTACAGGTATTGGTAGAACTTTCACACTAACTGTCGGTGGTGCAAATACTGTAGGACTAGGAACCACCGGAGGAAATGGAATTTTGTTCATAAATGGCGTTTTCCAAACTCCAACAACTCTTAATAACCCAGAAAATAATTTTAGTATTATTGAAAATACTGTTTCTGGAATATCTAGTGTGGTATTTTCTGGTATTACATCCGCTGGTACTAATACAATTATTACTTCAGAGTTTGATGTAAATCAAAATCAAACTCCCAGAGGAGGTATAATTATTTCGTTGGGTTCTTCTACTGGTCTTGGATATGCACCTCTTGTAGGGGCAGCAGTAACTGCTGTAGTTGGTGCTGGAGGTAGTATAGTATCGGTTGGACTGGGAACTACTGATAATCTTGGTTCCGGATATAATGGTATTGTTGCGATAGGAGTTTCAGTATATCAAAGTGGACACACAGGTGCAGCAGCAACTATATCTGCAACAGTTGGAGCAGGTGGAACCCTATCATTTGCTGTTGTTGGGGGAGGTACTGGATACACAAATCCCAAAGTATTCGTATCCGAACCTTCATATGAAAATTTAAGTGTAATCGGCGTATCTAGATTGGGGATTGGCGCGACAACAAATACTGGAATAGGTCTTTTACTTAATGTTGAAGTTGGGGCAAGTTCTACAACTGGAATAGGATCAACATATTTTGAAGTTTCTAGATTTAGTATTTCAAGGCAGGGTTATTCATTTAGGAGAGGAGATGTATTTAAACCAGTTGGATTGGTAACTGCTAAAGGTTTGGCATCTCCATTATCAGAGTTCCAGTTGACAGTAGTTGATACATTTTCAGATTCTTTTGCCGCTTGGCAGTTTGGAGAGTTTGATTATATAGATTCAGTAAAAAATTATCAGGATGGAGTTAGAACAAGATTCCCATTATTCTATAATAATGAATTATTAAGTTTTGAATCTCTTGAGGATTCTCAGGTAAATCTTTCAAATGCTCTATTAATTGTCATAAATGGAGTCATTCAAGATCCTGGAGTTGCCTATGAATTTGATGGTGGAACTAGTTTCGTGTTTACAACTGCTCCAAGACCAGAGGATAATGTTGCGATTTTCTTCTATAAGGGTACTGATGGTGACGATGTTATTGTAAATGATACGATTAATGAAACTCTAAAAAGAGGTGATACCGTACAGGTTCTTAAGAATAATTCAATTTCCGGAACAATAACACAAGATAAGAGGACAATATTTGATTTATCATTCTCTGATAAGTTTGAAACTAACTTATATTCAAATCAAGGAGTTGACTCTGAAAATTATAAACCACTAAGTTGGATTAAACAAAAAGTTGATAGAAAAATTAATGGAGAAGATGTTTATAAGACTAGAGATTCGATTGAGTCTTTAATTTATCCAACCGCTAAAATTATAAAAGATTTTTCAACGACATCCGATGAAATATTTGTGGACAATGCAGAATTCTTTGAGTATGATTTGACAGGATCTGAAAAATTTGATGCTTTAATTTTTTCTGGAGTTGCTGATCCAGTATCTGCTGGAGTAACTGCAATAGTTTCTATTGCAGGAACAATTCAATCCCTATCAATTACTAACCCCGGAAGTGGATACACTGGAGCATCAGTTACTGTTAAGATTGCTGCACCATCAACAGTTGGCATTTTGACTTCATTACCTATGGGTGGTATTGGTATTGGGTCTACTGCAACCGCAACTATTGCAGTCTCTGCTGCAGGATCTCTAACAACTCCAATTACAATTATAAATCCCGGATTGGGTTACAGTGTTGAGAGACCACCAGGAGTTATTGTTCCACTTCCAGATCCAATATATGAAAATATTACAAATATTTCTCTAGTAAATGGATTCTCTGGAACTATTATAGGAATTGGAACCACGACAGGTAGTGGTGGAAATCCACTGGCACTTAGATTTACTTTAGAAGGACCTGATGGATTCCCCGAATTGCAAACTGGATATCCAATTTATATTTTTGATACACGAGTTGGGAAGGGGGTGACATCCATTGATACTTCAAATTCTGCAGTAGTTGGTGTTGGTACAACTTTTATAGATAATATTTACTATATTCACCAATTCACTTCTAGTGGTCCGGTTGGAATTATTACTTGTAATATACTATCAAATACATCTGTGGTTGGGTTAGCATCTACTGGAAATATATTAAACCCTATAGGTAAATTCTCTTGGGGCAGAATGTCTCAATTTAGTAGATCAAGTTCTGCAATTTCAATAGGAGTGACTGGAAATACTGTAGATGTTGGATTGTCAACTTTTGCAACAATTCAAAGAAGAGGAGTTGGTATTAGACAAACCGGAGCACTTCCAAAACTTTTATAAATACTTAAAAAATATCAATATGGCAGCAATAGTAACGGATCAATTTAGAATATTAAATGCAAGTAATTTTATAGATTCTGTAACTGGTGGTAACGATTCTTACTATGTTTTTTTGGGTTTGGATAATCCAGTACAAGATGCATTTGGAAGAACTACTGATTGGAATACTAATATCCCAAGTCCAACAGATAATTTAGAATATTTAAGTCATTACAGAGACACATCTTTATTCGGTAAAAAAATTACATCTAGTAATATTAGAAGACTTATAAGAAAAGTTACTTGGACTTCCAATACATCTTATGAGATGTATAGGCACGATTATAACATTCAAAACCCAACACCAAATTCAAATTCAAGTAGATTGTATGATTCGAATTATTATGTAATTAATAGTGATTTTAGAGTTTATATTTGTATAGATAATGGTTCTTCTGGAACTAGTTTAACTAGTTTGAAAGGTGGCAAATCTCAAGATGAACCTACATTTACAGATTTAGAACCTTCGGCGGCAGGAACAAGTGGAGATGGATATATTTGGAAATATCTATTTTCAGTTTCTCCTAGTGATATTATAAAGTTTGATTCAACAGAATATGTTGTTGTTCCTAACGATTGGGCAACTTCAACAGATTCTCAAATTGTAAGTGTAAGAGAAAATGGAAATTCTGGACCAACAAATCCAAATCAAATTAAGAAAGTATATATTGAAGATGAGGGAAATACAATTTATAATGACGGAGAATATATTGTTGACATTCTTGGTGATGGATCTGGGGGTAGGGTTTTTATAAAAGTAGATGGGAAAAAAATTACTGAAACTCAAGTAACTGCAGGTGGTTATGGATATACTTGGGGAATCGTTGACTTGGGACCTCTTCGTGGGTCAAATATACCATCGGGATCCGCCGCTAAACTAATACCAATTATCCCACCATCAAAAGGTCACGGTTACGACATTTATACTGAACTGGGTACAGATAAAGTATTAGTGTATGCCAGATTCGATGACTCAACAAAAGATTTTCCAACGGACACTAAATTTTCTCAAGTTGGAATTATAAAGAATCCAACTACTTTTTCTACAGATACTGTTATTTTTACAGAAAATCAATATTCATCTTTAGGAGCAATTGGATTAACTTCATCTTTTGCTGGAACTCCAGTTATCGGGGAAGAAATTACTCAAACCGTAACTGGCGGAACCGCAAGAGGTTATGTCGCTTCATATGATCGTGATACTAGGGTCTTAAAATATTTTCAAGATAGATCTTTATACTTTGGAAATAGTTTAGATCAAACTGATTATAATCCAGTAAGTTCAGACTCAAAAGTATTATCATTTAGTTCATCTGGGGGATCAATTTCTTCACCTTCATTTACGGGAGCGTCTATTGATACATTATCATTTAATTCTAATAAACTTACAGTTGGAACTAAAGTTATAGACTTAGGAGTAACTTTTACAGCAGGTCTTGCAAATCCTGAGATAAATAAAAAGACAGGAGATATAATTTATATTGATAATAGACCCCTGGTAACAAGAGACATTAGACAAAAAGAAGACATTAAAATTATCCTGGAATTCTAAAAAAAATGACACAGAAAACAGATTTAAATATCAGTCCATATTATGATGACTTTGATTCTGAAAGGAATTTTTATAAAGTCTTGTTTAAACCAGGATATCCAATACAGGCAAGGGAGTTAACAACTCTCCAATCTATCTTACAGGATCAGGTAAAATCTTTCGGAAGTAATATATTTAAAGAAGGATCAGTAGTTATTCCTGGAAATATTGCCTATGATGGAAATTTTAATTCTGTAAAGCTCAATCCAACTAATTTTGGAGTTGATATTTCTCTTTATATTAATAATTTTATTGGCAAAAAAATATCAGGGCAAATATCAGGAACAACAGCAATAATTCAATTTGTTACTCTTCCAGATGGAGGAAATGTAGAAGATCTAACAATATATGTAAAATATTTGGATTCTGATAATAATTTTGAGTTTAATCCGTTTGAAGATGGAGAATCATTAATTGCAGAAGAAAATATAACTTATGGTAATACTACCATTAATGCTGGAACTCCATTTTCATCACTAATATCGTTAAACGCAACATCTGTGGGTTCTTCTGCATCTATTGGTGATGGAGTTTATTTTATTAGAGGTTATTTTGTTAATGTATCTAAACAAACCATAATTTTAGATAATTATACAAATACACCTTCATATAGAGTTGGTCTAAAAATTG